CACGGCCGACCACTTCCCCGGAGCTGGAACTGTATGGGTTTGCCGTGACATCGTGCCAGTTGGTGTCGGAAATGGTCCCCCACTGGACGATGCCGATGCTGTTCGAATATGCTGGCTGGTTATTCCAGGTCAGGCTGTTTGCATCGAAATCGGAGGCGGCGGCATAGGCCCGGATGTACGTTGAGCCCGAGCTCGTCGCATAGGCTTTCCTCGCGCAGAGGATGATCTCGATGCCGTTGAGCACGTTGTACCGGATGCTGCTCGGGAAGGCCGAGAAACCGCCGAGGAAGAACCGCGAGCGTTCCCCTGCGTAGGCATCGAGGTTGTAGGCTGTGTTGTCGCTGACGGAATAATGGGTGCTCGGCGTTGATTCGTCAACATACCCGAATTTCGAAACAGATATGATTACTGACTGGTTTCCCATGCCTTCACCTCTTTCTCAGTCTCTCCTTTGCGTGCAGTGCGACATCGATGACGTCGTTGAATTCCTGCACGTTCTTCGCATCGATCACGATGCTGCCGATATAAACAGCGCCGCTCTCCCGGCTCTCCTGCGCATTCATGATCTGTGATCCCGCCGGAAGTCTGACCAGCTCCGGCCCGTTCTCACCGACCCATGTCAGGCCGCCGCGCCAGTTGTCGTTGCCGGAGGCGTTCCCGGTGTAGCCGGAATAATACGGGCTGTTGTAAAAGTCCTTATACTCCTGCCACGTGCCGTTCTGCTGCATGATGGTCCGCTGCAGGTTGTTCGCGTTGCCGCTGCCGTAGCCGAAACCAAGGGAATTTTTCACCCCGGTGAAATCCAGCGTCACAAGCGACTTGACCAGAGAAAAGCCATCGGCAATGACCGCCACGAAATCCGCAATCGCGCCGAGCGTGATCTTCAGGACGCCGAGCTGCTGATCGAATCCCGGGATTCCGGCCATGATCTCCCCGCAGGTGTGCAGAATGTCCATAAGGCTCGCGATGATCGATGCCAGGTTCTCGATCAGCCCGGATTTCTCCAGCCACTCCCCGGCTGTTCTGACCCCGTCGGTAAACAGTTCCATGGCCGCCTGCGCTGCCGGCGCGAATTCCGCCGCCAGCTGTTTTCTCCCCGCCTCAATCGTCAGCTGCAGGCGCTGATGGGCATCGTCTACTTCCCCGAGGGCCTTCACCTGATCCTCGCTGAGGATGTAGCCGACCGCCTCGGCTTCCTTGTAGAAATCCTCCATTGCGCCGCGCCCGGCCTTGATCAGCGGCGTCAGCTCTCCGTAGCTCTTACCGAGGAGCTCCTGGGCGGCGATATCGCGTTCCGTGGCGTTCTCGATCCCACCGAGGGCATCCACGACCTCCCAGAAAACCTCTTCCGCGCTTTTCAGACTTCCGTCCGCCTCGTTGGTGATGCAGACACCGAGTTTCTGAAATTTGGCGATGGCGGCGTCGCTTCCGCTCTGGGCGTCGCCCATGGCCTTCGTGATCTTGACCATGGCGCCCTTGATAGCCTCCGCGTCGACATCGACCAGCGGGGCTGCATAGTCCCAGGCTTCGAGGATCTGTGTCGGGACGCCGGTGATGTTGCTCTGCGTGATGTACTCGTCCACCTTGGCCGCTTCTTCAATGGTCAGGTCATTGAGTTCCTTCAGGACCTTGATCACCGCAGCGACCGCCGCGCCGACCGCCGCCATCTTCGCGACGGTTCCGGCCGAGAATCCCTCCATCCCGTTCAGCGCCGTTTTCGCGCTGTCGGGGATCGTGATTCCGAATTTCTGCGCGATATCTCCGAGCGTATCCCCGAGGCCGGTCAGTTCCTCTTCTTCCTCTTGGATCCCTTCCGCGTTTTCCTCCAGAGCCCGTTTGTTCTTCTCGATCGCGGCAGAGGTGTTGTTGTAGGCGATCGCCGCCTCGTCCACCTGCAGGGCCAGCTCGTTGATTTCCTCCGTGGTCGCGTCTCCGGACGCAGCCATCTCCTCCAGCTTCCTGGTCAGGGTTTCCAGTTTCTTGCCCTGCTCCTCGAGGATCTGGTTGAGGATCTCGTCCTTCTGCGTGAGGGATTCCACAGTATCCCGGCCAGCCGCCATCTGAGAATCCACGACGCGGAGGTTGGACTGCAGGAGCCTGATCTCCTCGTCATATTCCTTCGTGTTGTAGTCCAGATCTTTGACTGCCTTGTTGTTGTCCGCGATGGCCCGTTCCAGCTGTATGACCGAAGTCTCCGCTGAAGAGAGCTGCTGGGCAAGCTGCTGGGTTTTCGCGCTGGCCTCGCCGTGAATCTGCGCCGAAATCTTGACGGCTTCCCGCAGCTGCTCGATCTTCTGCTTCTGGTTGACCAGCATGCTTTCGAGCGCCTCGCCCTTCTGGGTGAGGAAACTCATGCTGTCCTCGTTGCCCTTGTATTCCTCGGCGAGCCGCTTCATCTCCGCGCCAAGCGTCTTGTTTGCGGAATTGATCTCAGAGATCGCCTGCTTGTATTTCTGCTCTCCGGAAATGCTGACTTCTACGCTTACGTTCCGGGATTTTCCGGCCATGCGCTGCTCACCCCTTCATGAAGTACTCCGCAAGATTCCTCCGGTCCGTGATCGGCTCGTCAAAATCTATGTACTGCGTCGGCCTGCCTCCGGCGCCGGTCATCGGCATACCCGGTTTCTGGCTCTTCATCGGCCGCGAATATGCCGAAAACAGTGCGTGCAGCCGGCGCGGATTCATCGTTTTCCAGAATGTCCGCTCATCCTGATGATAATCGAACATCCATATCGAAAGATACCGGGCGAAATCAATCACGCAGGATTGATTCGCCCGGTCCGTCAGTTTCCCGAATTATCGGGATCTGTTTTTTCTTCAGCCTCTTCGGCTTTAGCCCTCCGGTCTTTTTCCTTTTCGGCCATCGCTGCCGGTGTCATAGCTCGGAAGAACATGCCGATCACATCCAGATCGCGCAGCATCGCTGCGGAGAAGTATTTCTTCACCTTCCGCACGGTCCACTCTTCTTCCCAGCCCTGATCCTCTGACCAGTCGTTAAGCATGGCGGACAGGATCTCCGCCATGGCCTGATTAATAGGCGTAGCCATGAGCTTCGCAACGTCCCCATCATGCTCTTCCTGAACGCGGTCCAGTACGGACATGTTCGCGTGCAGGACGTAGGTTTTCCCGCAAAGCTCAATGGTTTTTTCTTCCAGCTTGAGCGTCATGTTCTGGCTTCCTTTCCCTTCTGTTATTCGAAGACCGCGTCGCACCAGGCGAGCGCAAGAGCTTCGCTGTCCACCGTGGCAACTTCCTTGATCTGCCCGTCGGAACTGTCATCAGCAAGAAACTCCCCGGTGGTTGTCGGCGTATTGAACTGAATGTTCTCGCCTGCGGTCTGCAGGGTCATATCCGGATCGCCAAACATGCTTTTGCCGATGAACACACAGTCAAACTTCTCCACGCCATCATACATGGCCGGGGAGTAAAAAGAGACGCCGACATAGTTGCCCACGGTGCTCTTCTTCGTCACCAGCGATTTGACGCTGGTCGCTGTACCGCCGGAAGGCGTGACGCTTCTCGTCTTTTCAGTGAGGCCAAACATCAGCTTTTGCGCAGCCTCCTTGATGTACTTGACGCCAAGAGAGATAGTGCCGCCGGTGCACTTCCGGATCATTTCCGCGAGCGCCGATTCCGCGAACAGGCGGCCTTCGGCGAACCTCAGGCTGATGTTTGCCTGCATGGCGTCGCCGACAAGGGTCTTGTCCGTGAAGGTAATCGTGCCGTTGGTGTTGACATATTTTGCGCACTGGATGTGGCGCAGGTCATACTTTGCCATAAGGTGATTCCTCCCTATTTTTTGTATTCGTTCTCTATCCAGTCCCCGATGATCTTCTCGCCGGGCTCGGATATGAGTTCGGCGTTCTGCTCGAGTGCCGTCCGCATGAAGGGCCGGGCAGGCTGACCGCGTTTGCCGTACTCGTTGACAAAGGCAATCTCGCCGTTTCGCGTGTCGGTGTTCCCGCGGCGCCGCGTGCCGTCAAAGCTGATTCTCTTGCGCCCGCCGTCATCGGTTTTCTTTGCCCTTTTGGTGATGATGTGGTCCAGAATATGGACATCGCTGTCCTCGTCCCGAACGCCCATCGTCAGCCCTGTGTCCCGGATCTCCTCCACCGCCACCGCGGCCATGGCGTCCAGCGCCTCAGCCGTGACGCTGAAAGGGATGTCCTGAATTCTGGCAAAGGCCTCCGTGAGCTTGTCCGATCCGGATACTCCGATCTTCCCCATGCCCGTCACCCGTAGTGCGCGCCGATGCAGGACGCCTCAAGGATGACGCGGTAGTACCCGTCCTCCTTCTCAAAGACCTCGCTGAGCACGGTCACGCGGTACCGATTCCGCAGAAGCGTCTGTTTCACTGCCGTGAGCAGCTGCGTCCAGTCCGTTTTCGACCAGATGTTGATCATAAACTCCGTCCCGGTTTCCGCCTCCGTGCTCTCGGCCCAGATGGCCCCGGTCTGGCCGAGCATCTGATAGGTGATGTACTGGGCCGCGTTCCCCTTGTAGTCCGGACGCCTGACCGGCACGCCGACCTCGCTCAATACCGTTCGGATAGACATGGTTTTCCTCCTATCTGGCCGGCACCTTCTGAACGAGCGAGAGCTCCAGCCATTGATTCCGGCCTTCGACATTATCCGCGTTGACGATCTCCCAGGGCGTGTCATCGCCTTTGAGAAACACCACGCAGCGTGTGTCAGTCGCCGCCGCGGAATACCGCATGGTCACCGTGGCGGTTCGGCGCTCCGCATACCGGTCGCTGGCGAACACCTCCGAGCCGTGGTTCCAGACCCACTTGCAGCGGACATAATGCCCTTTCCCGTAGATGTTCGCATACGCCTCGGTTGGGAAGCCATTCTCATTGATCGTCTCCACGCGCTGCATGATCTGGATCATGGTCCGCATTTCTCCGGCATTCGCTCTCTTGCTCATCCGTCACCATCCCCTTCGGGCGGATCCTCCTCTGTCGTGTATCGGAGCGGCAGCACGAAGCTGTTGACCAGCATCTGCACCTTGACGGGATCAGCCGCGTTCGGGTCCATGCTCCTGGCATCGTAAAGAAGCCCTGCGAACTGAAGCAGAAACTGATCATACAGCCCGTTCGACTGAAAATCGGGGATACCTGCCGACTTGGCTTTCGCCTTGGCAGCCGACAGGTATCCATCCAGTGTTTCAGGGTCATCCGGAGACAGCCGCAGATACGTTCTGAGGTCTTCTGCATTTACCATCCCCGCCACCTCCGATTACTCGGTTTTGGTGACCGTGACAGTGTAGACTTTCGAGACGTCGCCGTCCTCCACCGTGATGGTTACGGTGTTCTCACCGACTTCCCATGTGGCGGCGGAGCCGTTCTCGATTTCCGTCTCGCCGACAAGGATCTCGACCGTGGCGGTTTCATCCGCAGGCGTAGCCGTTACCTTGTTGGTGGCGTTTTCCGTTGTGGCTGTGTACTCCGTCACATCAGGATCGAAGGACGGAGTGAGGGTGAGCGAACCGATCGTCAGCCCCGACAGGTTCGCGTTTAAGGGTTTACGATCGCGAGACGGAAGGCGCTCTTCAGACGGATCTGCTGATCGCCCCAGGCGGTGAAGATGAAGTAGTACTCGCCCTTCTTGCCGTCCTTGTCGGTCTCATAGATGGCGTCGATATCATAGTTGATACCGTAGTAGTTGAAGTCACCGACCACGGGGATGGTGGCTTTCTCGCAGAAGATGACCGGTACACCGAGGATGGACGCAGGCTTGGAACCGAAGAGGGTTTCGGAATCGTTGGTCAGCGTCTGGATCATGGTGTAGTAGTCGCTCTTCTTCATCATGATGGAAGCGCGGGCGGCAAACTGATCGTCCAGGTCAGCCAGAGCGTTCACAATGGCCGCGTACATGGTCGCACCTTCCACAGCCTTGATGGCGTAGGTCAGGACACTGGCAGAGGTGTACGAGGTGTAGTTGTAGAAGCTCATGTGGCGGTGGACGGAATCCGGGGTGCCGCTGTTGTAGATGCTGGTTGCGCTCTGGAAGGCAAAGCGTTTCTCACGCATGGCCAGGGCGCTGCGCAGGCGGCTCTCAATCGCCTCAACGAGGTTGGTGTTGGTGCCGTGCAGGACAGTGTCCTTGACGGTGGCAAAGACCTTGCATTTCAGACGGCCGTAAGCGACAGTGTCGCCGGTCATCTCAATTTCTTTGGCAGTCGCCTGGTCGGTGACGTCGCCAAGATCGGCATCCTCGATGGTGAAGCCGAGTTTCGGCTCCTCATAGCCGGTGATGTTGGTCACGCGGGCAACTTCGCGCAGGGGGTTGGTCTCTTCCGGCTCGAGCAGGAGCTCGTTGGAAACGGTCTTCGGGAGCAGATGCTCGCCGTAGCCGAGGTCGGCAGTGTTGGCCGGGATGGCGCCGAGGCCTTCATAGGTCTTCTTCACGTTGCCGGTCAGGGCATCGCGGTAGAAGGCGCCCTTCGCCTCGACCATATTCTGCTCGGCGGTCACGGTGCCGTCAGCGACAGCCTTGGCGGCAACAGCGAGGCGCTGCTCTTCCTCAAGGCGGTCATGCTCGGCCTTGAGCATGTCGTAACGGGCCTGCAGCTCATCGCGGTGAGCCTTCTTGGCGTCGAGGTCTTCTTTGGAGACGGCGGGATCGGCTGCTTTCTCAGCCAGCCAGTTGGCATCGGCAAGGATGGCGGCCTTCAGAGTGGCCATTTTCTCTTTGAGTTCGAACAGATTCATTTTTAGTTCTCCTTTTCAAAAATTTTGATGATTCTATCGTTTTCCTCGAGGATCTTCTTCCGAGCCTCTCGGTCAACGGCCTGCATGGTGGACTGCTGCATGTGCTTAAGCAGTTCGCCAAACTTCCTGTGCTCGCTCAAGTCCGGGCAGGACAGCAGCGTGTCAAACGCCTCGTCTACATCCTGATCGGCTGCGGCCTTGGTAACTCCGGCATTCCGCTGTGCCGGCACGGCCACAAAGCTCAGTTCGTAGGCGTCATGCGGATCATCCAGATTCATGAAGCAGAAACCCTCTTCCGGGTATGTCTCACCCTGGACGTGATGGTTTTTGCACTCCATTTTCCACAATGACCAGTTGAAATGCATGTCCTCTCCGCAAAGAGAACATGTGCGTTTTTTGACGGATACACCCACTGATACTTCCTTCAGAATGCCGGCCTCGATCGCGTCAATGACGGACTTGTTGTCCTCCGAGTTGAGCATGTAAACCTTGCCCACAAGCTGTCTCAGGGGTTCTCCCGCCTGGTTCTTCTCATCGGTCTGTTTGACATAGGCGTCATAGATTCTGCCGATCTGGTTTCCTGATTGCCAAGAATGATCGCTGATCACCGTCTTGCCCACAAACAGCTGGGCCAGACCGTCGAGCGTCTTGTTGGTGAATCTCTGCAGATCGCGGTCGATGTCGTTGTCGCACATCGCGACTGAGAAGCAGTAGACCTCTTCCGGGCTGAGCTTTTTCACGCTGAACCGGTTGATCTGATCAATGTCAGCGGCCGCATCCGCGGCTTTGGTTCTGAAGCTCAGTGATTTCAGTACTTTCGCCATATAGCCCCTCCTTTCCTGAGTATTCGCCAAGGGATGATATAAAAACCGCCGATCACTCGGCGGGTGCGGACTCGGTCTGCGTTTGCGTCTGGCTCTGACTTTGCTCGCCTGGTTCGCCCTCGTTGACGCCGCGCATCAGCACTTTTGGCTTGTCGTTGACGGTATAGTCCAGCGTGGCCAGATCCTGAGAGACCAGCGCATACTTCCCAATGCCCTTCGGCAGCGCCGGAAGATTCCTTGAGTACCGGATCTCATCCACCGTCTTCCAGCCGGAACGCACGGCCTTGTAATCGACCTCGGCCTGCGTGGCTGCATCGGCTCTCAGCAGAGCCTCCATGTCGAACTTGAAGTGCAGGCCGCTCCGCCGCTGGGCCGCGGTGAGCAGCTTACGGTTCAGCTCCTGCTCGTAGGCCGTCACGATCGGCAGCATGGTCAGGGTCAGGAATTCCAGCATCATCTGCTCCTGCGAACTGAAGCCGGAGTCGGAGTAGTCCCCCAGCAGATGCGGCGGGATGTTGTACACCATGGCCACCTTGCTCCGGGTGATCTTTTCCACCTCAAAAAGCATGGAGTCCACCGGGGACAGGTTCAGCGTCTTGGCCGTCACGCCGGATTCCAGAAGCAGGATGTTCCCGGAGGTCTCGCGGTAGGTGTTCATGAAGTCCTCGACCATCGCTTTTTTCTGGTCCGTGCCGAGGTTGGCAGGCGCCTCCAGAACGATGGACGAGTTGACGCCCTGTTCCAGCTGTTTGACGTTGAATTCCTGGATGTTATCCGCATATTTCAGCGTGTCAAACAGCACCGAAACCGGCGAAATACCGGCAATTCCGTTGGTGGAGATGAAAGGAACGTGGATCATGTAGTAGTCATGCACATACATCTCCGCGCCTTCGTCCGGCTGGATCCTCCACCACAGCTCTCCGGATTCCTTCTCGATGATCGGGAATACCCGCGTCGGGTCCAGCAGGTTCAGCTGCGGCACCGTGCTCCCCGTCCGCTCGATCTTCAGAGCGAAGCAGTTGCCGGCCGTACACCGGCAGGCCTCCATGGTCTTGAAAAACTGTGCAGAGGTCATGAGCGTGTTCGGCGAGAAGGAAATCAGGTCATTCAGCTCGCTGTAGACGGGTTTCGCGCCCTGATACAGCTGGATCGGCATCGCCGACAGGCTGTTGGAGATCCTTGTGACCGCCGCAAAGATCAGCTCGCTGTTCTTCAGGGTGTAATCGCCCCGCAGCCAGTGCGGGATCCATGTGTGCCGAGGCCTCACGGTGAGCCCCGTGCCGTTGGAGTTCAGATATTTGAGCGCCCGGCTTCTGCGCCATTCCCGAAATCTTGAAAGAATACTCATGTTGTCACCTCTGCAGACTGATAACGGTCGTCAGCTTCTTGTCCTCCGGGATATACAGCGGATGCTTCCGCAGGTACTCCGTATGGGCGTCCAAGAAGGCCGCGAAACCGTCTATTTTCCGGTAAATGGACTGCTTTGTCGGCAGATACGTGCCGTTTGCCGACCGTTTGGTCAGCTTGACATTGCCCAGATACCAGTTGAACATGGGGTTGTTGTTGTGGATGATGTTGCCGTCCAGGAACCGCTCCTTCAGATCGTCCAGCGGCGCGGTCAAGGTGATCTCTCCCTGCCGGACCTCGTTGAGGATGAATCCCTTTTCCTTCATCTCCTGAATCATCATAAACGCCTTCGCGGGGTCATATCCGATGGTCTCGATGCGGTATTTCTGCCGCTGTTCGAGGAACCAGCGCACCACATAGTTGTAATCCACGTATTCCCCGGGGCAGATGGTCAGGCATCCCTGCTCGATCAGGTGCTGCCAGTCCAGCTTTTCGTGATCCAGCTCTCGCTTCTTCTCCGTTGTCCAGGAATGAGACAGAACGAAGAAGTTGTTGTCCGGCAACGGGAATTCCAGACAGGCCGACGTGAAGTCTTCCGTGCTGGAAAGGTCAAATCCTCCGTAGCACACCCGGCCTTCCAGATCCTCCACAGGGACGGTTTTATTGTTCTTTCGGATGGTTTTGACGTCCAGAAAGCTCAGTTCGTCCACGCTGGTGAAAACATTCAGCTGCTTGTTGATGAAGTTCGACCGCTCGGCCGGGATGGTCTTCACCCGGTCCCACTCGTCCTTCAGGTCCTCGATGTCGAGCAGCCTGCCGAGCGACGGGTTTGCCTTTGGCCAGCAGGCCGGATCGGCCGGGTCGTCTTCCTCGTCGATCTCGTCGATGTAAACGAACATGCGGTCCGCTGCCCGGCGGGAAATAGCGGCATCCCCGGCCAGAATCTGGCTGCCGAGGACGTAGAAATCCATCAGAGGGCCGTCTATGACTGTACCCAGCGTGGTGATATAGATGATCATGGGCTGTTTGCGTTTCTTGGTCTTGCCCTTGATGACGTTGATGAGCCGGTAGTCTCGGAACTCATGGATCTCGTCGAAGACCGCCATGTGGACGTTTCTGCCGTCAAGGTTCTTCGAGTCCGAGGCCAGAGGCTCGAACTTGCTGTTTTTGAAATAGGCGCCGCCCTGCGTGGTCTGGACGTGCTTTGACAGCACTTTTGAGCCCTCAATCTGGGCCGCGCACTCGGAATAGACGATTTTCGCCTGCTCTCGGGAGTTGGACAGCGCATAGATCTCCGCGCCGCGTTCTCCGTCAGCCGTCAGGCCGAAAGCGGCGTTGCCGGCGATCATGGTGCTCTTGCCGTTGCCCTGTCCGACAATGATCAGGGACTCGCGGAATCTCCGGTACCCGGTCTTCCGGGACAGCCATCCGTACATGTTCGCCTGTACAAAGTGCTGCCAGGGGAGCATTTCCGTGCGGGAATAGGCTCCTTTTGTCGGAATCAGGAACCGCTCAATGAAATCGATGGGCCGGAAGGCTGCCTTCACATCGAACTCCCACGGATACTTCGGATCGGAGCAGGACAGCACCAGCTCGTCCAGAAACCGCTGACAGGCCTGAATCCGCTTCTTTCCGGAAACCAGCTTTCCTGTGGTGACGTCTACTGCGAACTGATATGCTTTTGTCGCTTTGATGTGTCCGGGGATGATTTCAAGGCCCACACGGATCACCGCCCTGTCAGAAACAGGTCGAATTCATCCTCGTCATCCTCGTCCGCGATCTTCTCGCGGATCAGGGTCATCAGCGTCTTTGCGGTCTCGAGCAGCAGCTTTCCCTGTGTTGCATAGGCCGCAAGCGCAGGATGGACATAGATGTTCTGCCGACCCTTCACATACTCCTTGGTGACGGTCACGCCGTCTTTCACAAGGGCTTTCCGGAGCTTTTGCCGGTGATCCAGCGTCTCAAGGTACTGCTGGAAGATGGTTTCGAACAGAAGCGCCTGCTCGTCGCCCTTCTCTCTGGCTTTCTTGAGGATCTTGTTCGCCCGCTCCTTCAGCGTGACGATCTGCTTCTCGGTCAGGTCCGCCCCGGCCTCGATCCGCTCCTCGTTCTCTGCTTCCCCGGTCATTTCCTCGGGGTTTTCGGTCTCTTCTGCCTCCGAAATGGGCATTTCTTCTTCGGTATGGGCATTTTCAGCCATTTCCTTGGCCTCCTTTGGGTTTCTGTGTTCTGGTATGTTGTTACATCCCCCTCCCCGCTAAAAGCCGAATACGGCCGTTGCAACGGGCGCAGCGGCCATATTCGGTGAAAGGAAGGCGGTTCTGTGCTTTCCAAAAAATCTTCGGGCGCGATCTTCGTAAAAATTAACG